AAGATCGGTAGCCGACGAAGGCACGATCTCATGGATGTTGGACAACGGGTTTAACCCACCTGTTGTTCAACAGCCTGTTTATCAAAGAGAGACGCCAGCGACAATTGTTGCTGAACCGCAAGAACCTCAACCATCACCTACCTACGAAACTCCCTCGGTATATGTAGAACCGGAGCCCGAGCCTGTTTACACGCCACCGCCGGTCTACGATGTATTTGGTTTATTGTGGAATTCAGGCGCTTCATTAGGCACTAAGCAAGGCTACGTTGCAACACTGCTGAACCAAGGCATTACTCCTGATCAGATCAAAGCCAAGATTGCAGAGATTGACCCTGGTAGCGCAACGCAAGCAAACTTTGATTTACTTGGCATTCCAAAGCCAACTCCTACTGAGCCCTCGCCGTCAACTCCAACGTCTACGCCATCGGAGCCCACATCTACGGCTTCAGTCCCAACCGCCGAGGAAATAGCGGCGCAACAAAAAGCAGCAGCCGATTCCCAACAGAGAAGTAAGTATGGGATGACGACTGATGAGTTTCGGTCGCGCCTTATGGCGGGGAGTCCTAGTGATTTATTAGTTGACCAACGGCTCTTGGAGATTACGCTAGAGAAGGGATGGACTCCTCAGCTAGCCGTTGAAATCGTTAATACAACCTTTGGGACTAATAAGACCGTTAGTGATTACACAACGGCCATGTCCAAGGTGCTGCAAGATCCAATTACCAAGCTGGTACAGAACGGATCTACGGCAAGTGAAGTTGCTGCGATTGGTAAACAAATTGGCATCGATGACGCAACAATTAATGCAGCCATAAGTACGGCAATCAATACCAAAGCCGCTGAGGATATTGTTAAAGGTGTAACGGCTCTTGTCCCGGCCGGCCAGTCGCTTGGATACGATGCGATTGTCAAATATGCCGACGATAACAAATTAGCCTATGCTGATGTAGCAAATGCTTTAAAGAGTACATTTAAAGACACGACACCAGAGCAGATCGTTAATTCGATGGTCTATGAAAAAGACCGTCAGCAGATAGATAGTATTGCTAAAGATGTCACAGTAGATGGCAAGACATCGAGATCGGTTGCATTACCTGATGCCATAGCCTTGGCCATATCAAAGGGTATTGAGACCGATAACCTTGCTAAGTTCTTTGGCAAGACGCCGGCAGAATTTAAAACGATGGTGTCGGACAACCTGGGGTCAATAGCATCTGCTGTTAACAAGGCGGGTGTTGATGCGTCAATAGGTTTGTTAGACCTTCTTGGTATAAGCAAAGACACGACAAATGCAGCGGTAAGAAGAAATGATTTACAAACGGGTATTAATAGTCTTGCTGTTACTAAAGATGGCAAGAGTTCAATACCCTTGGACAAGGCATTTGAATTTGCCGCAACAAACAAGCTTGGAGATGAGGAGCTAGGCAGCCTGATAGGCATGTCGGTTGCTGAGATTACCAAGGCTAGAGATACGATAGCAACAAGCAATCAGCTTAATGCGCTTAGAGAGAATGACGGCAAACTAACATTTAATGAAATTCTTGGCGTAGCAGATGCCAAGAAAATGTCCATTGAGGATTTTGTCAAAAACTATTTTGGCAATGACCAGCAAACGCTAACAAGCCTCAAGGCAGAAGCTGCGTTCTCACCACAAGAAAGATCATGGCGTGAGTCATTGCCATTTGACCCAACAAAGATTGACCAAGTATCTGCATTTCAGACAAGCAGCAAGCTTTCTGACGCTGACATGGAGAGGGTGTTTGGCGTAGCGCCTAAGGCGCTTGACACTTATCGTGTCACATCCGCCATGAATCAGTATGCTGGCGAAGACAAGCAGCTTAGTTATTCAGAGCTGGCCAAGTTTGCTGAAGACAATAAGATGGATTTATCCAAGGTGGTTAGCTATCTTGGAACAGATGATACGCGTCCAGATATTCTTAAAGGCTTACAGGCCTATGTTGCGGACAGCAAACTAGCGCCACAAGAACGACTAACCAATCAACTCAATCTAGTTACCAAAGAAGGTACGGCATCAGGAACGTGGGACAAAAACCAAGGATGGACTCACCACGTTGACAAGATGACGAATTATTTAACCGGTCTTGGGATTGATGATTTAAGCAAGATCGGCACAAGGATAGAAAATCGCCAAACACAAGAAGCAATAAATACAGGTAGTGGCGATAATGTTTATACCGAATATCAAACAGTTACCGTTCCTCATGTTGTGTATTACGACAAAACCACGGGCAAGGAACTGCAAGCTATTGATCAGCGCAATAACAACGGCGCGTGGGAGTTTGGTTCTGAAGGCGAAGGAAAGGGCTCTACAGGTTACATACTTGCACCAACAAAGTCAGGTGACGTTGGTGTAACCAGCCAGTGGCGAGAGAAATATGGTGTACAAGAATACGCCATGCCTGTTGCTTTTATTGCGGCGGTGGCGGCTCCTTACCTTATCCCTGAATTGGTTGGTGGTGTTGTAGGTGGGGTTGAGCTTGCAGCACTTGGTGGCGAGATGGCTGTTGGCACAGGGCTAACAGGATCACTTATGGCGGCCGGTATTCCAGCATCCGTGGCGCCCTACGCAGCATCCGCCATCGTAAATGGCATGTACCAAGGTACAGTTGCAGAAGCAACCGGCGGTGACTTTAATCAAGGGTTTGTTCGTGGTTTAGCGCCCGTATTCGGGCAGTTAACATCTAATGCAATAAATACCGTTCTTTCGGATTTGCAACTACCTGCTGGCGTTGATAAGGCCGCTGGTAACGCCATGATGCAACTTATTAGCACCGGCAAGATAGATCCGGCGCAAATGCTTGTTGCTGGTGTTACGCCTACCATATCAAGTGAGGTTCAAAAAGCAACGGGGCTCAATGCAGCGCAGACACAGTTGGTATTGAACACTGTCATATCCCAAGGGAAGAACCTTCAGGCACTGACAAACCCAGCAACGGCCATAAACTTTGTTATCGCCAACCAAGGTGTATTTGACAAACTTGGAACTAGCGCAGCCACGGGAACGACAGGCGCAACGAAATCAGACCCAGTAGATCTTGGTGCATTTAACGAAAGCCAGGTTAATGCACTTCAAGGCAAGAATACCGATGGCACTCAAACAGGTTCGTTAAGCGACTTTAATTTTGTAGATGCAAACGGAAGTCCTGCTTCAGTTATTACACTGACTGGGCAACAGGCTCAAGATGTCTTGAATGATAGGTACGGAGATGCGTTCTCGCTTGCTAATCAGATATTGACGGGCAATGAAACAGCATCGATCCCTGGTGGAAGCGTAACGATTATTCAGGGTAAGCCTCAGGTGGTGATTGATCCTGCGACGGGGCAGCCAACGATTAGGTCGGAAGATTTTGTATACGCACCTGTCATTGAATACTATCAAGGCCCGAACGGGACGGTATATCAAAGAGATCTTCGAGACGGGACGGTCTATCAACTTAAGACACAAACGGCAGGAGAAGAGGTCCTTGGCGGGCGGTTGGTTCTAGATCCATCCAAGGTACAGAACTTAGGTGCCGTGATAAGTGGTTTGCCGCCGGATGCGAAGTTCCTAAGCACTGCTTATACCAACGACATTATGGCGGCCATGACGCCCAAGGCAAGCCTTTCGCAAGATCCTTCTTCTTATCTAATGACAGAAGCGATTGATCCAAGCATCAAGCGTCCAGAGAACATAAGTGTCACTAAGATGCCTGATGGTACAGAAATAAGGATCAATAAGATCACAGGCGATACCGCAAAGCTAGACAAAGATGGCAACGTCGTTGATAGGACATTGAGCACATATACGAAGTTTAATAATGGAATGAATGCCGTCTTGGGTACAACCCAAGTTGGTATTGCAGAGCTTGCAAAGAATTACACGGGCTTTGTACAGCAACTACAAAATGCCCTTGGGTTTGATACAACGCAATCGCAAAAACTTATTGATACCTTTGCTGACCTTGAGGCTCGCGGGCGGACGATGAGGCCTGAGGATATCAACAAGTCTGCGGATAAGTTTGTTCAAGATGTGTATAACGAATTGCAGTCGGCCGCTGCCGGAAGTGAAGCTGCTGGTGGTGAATTTGAAGTAACGGCCAAAGATCAGGGACGGGCAATTCTTAACTCGATCAAGAACAACCCAGTTGGAGCATTTACGTTATTTGGCGAGGAGCTTGTTCAAAGTCCAGAGTTATTGCTTCCTGGTGGCGTTACAAAACTCATTGGTTCATTTGTTGCCAACGTCGCAGAATCTAGTGGCGCCCAGGCATTGCAAAAAGTACAAGAGCTTAAAGACGCTGACATTAAGGCTGGAAAAACGCCATTAACAGATAAAGAGTACATAAACCTTGCGGCAAAAGATGCGGCAATTGCAGGAAGCATAACGGCTGCGTTGTCATTGGTGCCGGGCGCAAATTCGGCAATCACGAAGCCGATCAAAGAAGCCATAACGGAATACATTGAAGAGTACGCCATAGCAAGAACAACTGGCGCAAGTCAGGTGACGGCCGCCACGAATGGTTTGGTTGGGTCTGTCTTAGGCGGGAAAGTAGCTGCTTCGTCAGAGGCTGGCCAGCTTATACAGAATGCTACTGCACAAAAGCTGGGTGTTACGCCAAACGATCAAATCGTTCAAACGGCATTGAAGGCAGGGCAGCCAACGCCGCAGGTGGTTGTTTCATCAACAAAGCTTCCGACAACGACTGATGGTTATGTGCCGCCATCAATATCTGAGCCATCGAATCTAGGAAACCTACCAACGACAACGCCTGAGGTTCCGAGTTTTGATGTTGCGATACAGAGCATTCCGTTAGATACAGGCGGTACATCGCCCATAGTAGACTGGAGCGGAAGAAAGATTGTTGTAGCTGACATAAATGGAACGAGTGTGCCGTTTTATTTGAGCACAGGTTCTGGTGGCAAGGAAAGCGTTCCTGCTGGCCAATGGTATCCATTCTTTGGAATTGGTAGCCAAGGATGGATTAACAAGGGCGGATCGGAACAAGAAATTGCCAACTATTACAACAGCCCGGTATTAAAAACTGTTGCACAGGCTTTAGATCAAAGCATAGGAGATATAAGAGGTCAGGCATCTCCAGCAATTAAAGCAACCGGTGCTTTGGCTGATAATGCTTCGGTCAAGTTTATAAACAATCCGTTTGCCACGGTGGCGCAAACATTTGACGCAGCAAATACAGGACCGATTGTTTACGGCAACATAAATAATGTCGTGCAAACGCTGTCAGGAACACAGCTAGATCCTTCAAAAACAGCAGTTGGTTTGTCTCAACAATTAGCTCAAGCGCAACAAACACAACAGCAAACAACGCAGACACAACAGACGCAGCAGCAGGCAACGCAAGGAAGTCAGCAAATACAGGATACGACTGGTGGCGTCACAACGACCACCGAAACCAAGCCAGCGATTGGGACAGAATTCAAACCATTTATTGACGTGGAAGCTCCTCTTGTTATGCCCACGCCAACAAGTACGGAACAAACTTATCCGACGATATATCCCCCCGGAACAACATCGACTACAACGGTTACTTCAGGCGAGCCTTTGATAGGAACTAATACAGGGCAACCAGTTCAAACAACTGCACCAACTCAGACTGGTACGCAGCCATCTGGCCAAGGGGCAAAGCCACCCGTTACACAAGGGCCGCAGTTCCCATCGATATTTTTCCCATGGGGGCAATCGGACACCAATCAGATAGATTTTGGGTATCCAAATGTTCCACCGCCAGAGCTTTCTGGAACAGCGGAAATGCCGTATCCTAATTACCTACGCCCATTAGAGCCTTATTTGCCCATGGGTTTAGCCGCATTAATGGAGTCTTATTATGCTCAAAAGCCGGGGAATGGGGATTATCAATCCTTCGAAAATGCCGGGCCCAAAATTACGATCCCGACGTGATGACACCGATTTTGTTGAGTACGCAGAAGGCGGAAAAGTATCCAAGGTTAACCAATCGGGTAACTATACAAAGCCTGGTATGAGAAAACGTTTGTTTAATCAAATCAAGTCGGCTGCGGTTCAGGGTACTGGCGCAGGCCAATGGTCGGCCCGCAAGGCACAGCTATTAGCCAAGCGATACAAAGCGGCCGGCGGATCGTATAAGAATTAAATGAAAGCACCGCAGCGATCATTGAAGGCGTGGGGTGACCAGAAATGGACAACACGCAGCGGGAAGAAATCCTCTGAGACAGGGGAGCGTTATCTTCCTGAAGCAGCTATTAAATCGTTATCGCCACAAGAGTATGCTGCAACAACAAGGGCAAAAAGGGCTGGAAAAGCTAAGGGCAAACAGTTTGTTGCACAACCTAAATCCATAGCCAGTAAAGTTGCTCCATTTAGGAAGGTGGGCAAATGACTACAACAGGAATAACCGCATTCAATCCGAACCTCAATGAAATTGTTGAGGAAGCTTATGAGCGTTGTGGAAGAGAACTAAGATCTGGTTATGACCTTCGCACGGCCCGTCGGTCGCTAAATCTTTTGTTATCAGAGTGGGCGAACAGGGGTATTAATTTATGGACGATGGAGCAAGGGGCAATACCGCTCTATGCCAATCAGATTACTTACCCGATTCCCATTAATACGGTAGATCTTGTTGAGACGACCATCCGCACGGGGGTTGGTTCTAACCAGACGGACATTAATATCAGCCGGATATCGGTTAGCACTTACTCGACGATTCCAAATAAGCTCGCCACGGGGCGCCCCATTCAGATTTACATCGACAGATTAGGCGGACAGACTTATGTTTTCGCAGGCACCTTGGCCGATTCTATCTCCTCGTCAGCTACGACAATACCGATGTCTTCTCTCGCGGGGGTGCCATATGCAGGATATGCAAACATTGGAACGGAGACGGTTTATTACTACGGTACTAGCACCCAAGCGGAGAACGTGGCTACAGGCAATTCTGCATATGCTACGTTGAACAATGTCATCAGGGCGCAGAACAACACAACAGCAGCGGCACATGCATCTGGGACGGCGGTAAGCAATACGCAATTTCCCAATGTGACTGTGTGGCCAGCACCTGACCAAGGTTCTATTACGACACCTTATTACACGCTGATTTACTGGCGTTTAAGAAGGATGCAGGACGCAGGGAATGGTGTGAATGTTGAGGATATTCCGTTCAGGTTCCAAGAGGCGTTGATTGCTGGATTAGCTTATAAGCTATCGATGAAGGTAGAGGGCGGCATGGACCGCATGGGTATGCTCAAGGCTCAGTATGATGAAGCCTGGCAGTTGGCGGCTGATGAGGATAGAGAGAAGGCTCCTCTGAGGCTTGTGCCACGCCAAGGGTTTCTTGGTTTTGGTGGTTACTGATGCCTACACCAACTCAATTAGCTTGGGCTGCTGGGTTCTTTGATGGCGAAGGATGCGTCATTGTTGAGCTAGCAAAAAATGATAGATGCAGACACGGCATAAGAACTGTACTTCATGCCCAGGTTAGCCAGACAAACGTACCGTGCTTAGAATTATTGATGAACTGGTTTGGCGGGAAAATTGTAGCGAGCAGAGATCGTACGCCAAATGGCAGAAGGTGGTCTGTTCAATATAGGTGGGGAGTAAAAAACGACCTAGCGATGGAGTTTTTAAGCCAAATCCATCAGTACACAGTAGTAAAACACGAACAAATTTCCGTGGCGTTGAAATATCCAATACGAGACCAAAACGGAAAAAAATACGGCAACCAGTCAAATCCAATACCAGATGAAGTTATGCAAGCAAGGCTTGACATGAGAAAGATGTTGCAAGAAATAAGGGCATCTATGAAAGAGCCAGCCCAGCCGCATTGGACAGAAAATGCCGAATAAATTTGCCTCGGGTAAGTTTGCCATAGCGCAGTGTGATATCTGCGGATTTCGGTATAAACTTAAGCAACTGAAGGACTTGGTAATTAAGACAAAAAATGTCAATATATTGGCATGTCCTGAGTGTTGGAACCCAGATCAGCCGCAGTTGCAATTAGGAATGTATCCCGTTGACGACCCTCAGGCCGTTAGGAATCCACGTCCCGATTCCAATTCGTATTATCAGTCAGGCTATAACGGGATGCAGACTGTCGATAATGTTGTCAACACAAATCCGCTTTACACTGGCGTTCCATTAGAGGGAAGCAGGACGATAGAGTGGGGATTTAATCCGGTTGGCGGCGCACGATCCATAGATGCTGGTATGACCCCTAATCATTTGGTAGGTCAGGCCTTGTTAAACAGTGTCACAGTCTCATAGGAGCCGACATGAAAGATGACATCAAGCAGGATAAGAAGACCGCTGCTGCTGCGGTTCACAAGCATGAGAAGGCCATGCACCCAGGAAAGCCTTTAACCAAGATGCGTAAGGGTGGCCCTACATCAGAGATGATGAAGAAGATGGGACGCAACCTTGCTCGTGCTCGCAACCAAGGATAAGCCATGGCTAAGTACTCGATGAAGATGGGTGGTAAAGAAGTCGGCCCTGCATCAGTTTATGCCGAGCCTCATACCATGACGGGCGCCAAGGTAGTTGCATCACCTAACCCTGGTAAAGAGATGCCTTACAACATGGTGCCTAACTGGCATCCAACGTCAGGTGTCGCCATGAATCCTAATACGCAGGTTAAGACAACCGGTATTAAAATGCGTGGTACGGGTGCGGCAACCAAGGGCTTGATGAGCAGAGGGCCGATGGCGTGAACTACGGTGAGTTAAAGACTCAGATTCAAGACTATTTAGAAACGACGTTTTCTAATACAAGTCTTGCCACGTTTGCACAGCAGGCGGAGCAAAGGATCTTTAATACGATCCAGTTCCCAAGCTTGCGTAAAAACGTCACAGGGTCTTGCACCGCAAATAACAAGTATTTGCAATGTCCCTCAGATTTCTTAGCTGCTTACTCTATGGCGGTTATTGATACAGATGGTTCGTATCATTACCTGTTAAACAAAGATGTGAACTTTATTAGGGAATCATTTCCGATTCCGACTGGTACTGGTAATACGGGTAGACCGTATTGTTACGCCTTATTTGGACCGGATTACCCAACATTCCCAAAAGAGTTGACGTTTATTTTGGGGCCAACGCCTGATTCTGGATACTCCGTAGAGCTGCATTATTTTTATTATCCGGCATCCATTACATCAGGCACTGATTCAACAACCACTTGGTTAAGTGACAACTTTGATTCGGTATTGCTTTATGGTTCATTAGTAGAGGCATCAACATTCTTGAAGCTTGAACCTGATCTGATGGCCAATATCAACAGCAAGTACAAAGAAGCGCTTGTGTTGGCAAAACGTCTTGGTGATGGCCTTGAGCGTATGGATGCTTATAGGTCTGGTCAAGTACGAGATAAGGTGGTGTAATGGCGATTATCCAGACCTTGACAACAAGCTTCAAAGTTGAGTTGGCTCAAGGTCTTCATAACTTTACGGCAAGCACGGGCGATGTCTTTAAACTGGCCTTATACACCGCCAACGCGGATCTCGGTGCCTCAACGACTGCGTACACAGCAGCAGGTGAGGCCAGTGGAGCCAATTACACCGCTGGCGGGATCGTGCTTACAAACATCACACCAAGCTTTCAAGGAACTACTGCGTATTGGTCTTTTG